TCAAGTTCCCGTGCAGAGCCTTCATCAAAATACCATCCATGGTGTTCTTGTTTTGTTAGTATGGTAGCTACCTGATGCTCTAGCGTGATCCATTCAGGTAAGGTAGGAAATGCTTCCATAGTCGTCGAGTGACGTTTACATCTTGTTTGCAGTAGTCCTCCATCTCTTGTGACCAATCACTCCAATCAGTGAGTTTACCAAAGTTCCCTTTGTATTCATTGAGTCTATACCCGTAGGCTTCAAGTGAGTGGCGGCCATACAATTGTAGAGGCATGTGTTTCCAATTCTTCTCTTTGTCTATTGACATTAATCTGCTATGATATAATCTACTAAGTAGTAGAGTGTCAATAATTACCCCAGTTGGTTTGAAGAATGGATAAAGTTTCCTGAGAAGGGGTAAATCATAGCCAATAATATTATGACCAACGATGTAATCAGCTTGTGCCAAGTCTTGTACTGCTGTAGTGATAGAGTTTGACATCCCTTTTCCGGGAAATTCATCGTTGAACGATAATGTTTCATCAATTGTGCTATCATGATATGCAATACAATGTATTCGGGTGGCATCTTGATACAGACCGTTAGCTTCGAGGTCGAATATCAGCATTATTTTTTTGTCCACCGATAGGTCTTATCAACGAACTTTGCTTTTTCCATCGATTCCTTGCTTGGTGGATTTGGTTTATTTAATTGTAATCCATCCGGACCATAGTAATCTACTAAGGCGACATTCTTGTACCAAGGATGGACATAGGAGCTACCCTCAAAAATCCGTGGTTGGATTGAAAATTGGTGTTCCTGTAGTTTCATGTTCAGTAAAACGTGATGTGTTTAAGTCAAATCTTATCTTTCCAGCGAAGCCAGTCTCACCACTATAACGGTTCTTAATAATTCTAAGAGTCGCAATGTCTCGTTCAGTTTCGCTCTGTTGGTTTCGTTCGATACCGACAACTTGATCTGATAATTGAGCAATGCTCGCAGATCCTCTGAGCTGACTAAGGGACACTTTTCCTCCCTCTTCGTGCGAAGTCCTATCATTTGTTCTGCTTAAATGTGATACAAGGAATAATGAAATGCCAGTACGTTCAACAAGTGATCTAAGTCTGGTCATTGTTTGATCCAGCATTCTACGTTCATCACCATCTAATCCAGATAGAAGAATACTAAGGTGGTCTAAGAATACAATACGACACTCCAATCCACTGGCAAGGTATTCGATCCGATTGTAAATAATGTTCGGGTCAAAACTACCAAAGCCATCAAACAAGTAGAGATGCCAATTAGCAATGGTATTACGAAAATGCTCTTCGAGTTCTGTTTGGTCATGTTCTCCAATGTGTAATGCTTTACCTACAGCTGTGGACATTAATCCAAGTGCGGTTCGTCTGTTTGATTCTTCAAGTGCCAAGTACCCGACCCTTTCTCCTTTGGTGAGTAAATTAACTGCAAGCTGACGACAGAACGTGGATTTTCCCTGTCCAGATCCGCTAGTAATAGTTGTAAGCTCCTGATACCTAATCCCGTGCAGTTTATCTTGTAGGCATTGGAATGGGTAGTCATGGTCTGCTGGTGGGAGTGGTGTTGTTACTAATGTTTGGAGTGACTTACCTTCTACGATACCGTCTGGTCTGTATTGTTCTGCATTCCATATAGCCTTTCTTATTGCCTCAGAATCATTAGCTTGTAATGCATCTGATGCGTCCTTGTACTGTTCTAGTCGGGCTATCTTAACTTTGCCAACTGGTAATACAGTTGCCGCCTCTTCTGTTGCTTTTCTTCCTGCGTCATCATTGTCAAAGAATAGAACGATCTCGTCGTATCCTTGGAAGAATGGTATTTGCTTTTGGATGTCTTTCTTAGCGGAGGCTGCACCATGAGGTAAAGAGACCATCGGCCAACCTGACATAGCTTCATAACAGCTCGCAGCATCTAACTCACCCTCAGTAACGACAACCCGTTTACCGCTACTAGGAAATAAATGCTGAGCAAAGAGAGTATCACAAGACGTGCCTTCATAATAAAATTCTTTCTTTTTATTTCTCAGTTTGAATCCTTGTAATACCCCATCTCCCGTAAAGTACGGAAAGCGTAGAGTATTGCCATCTCTGAAAATCCTGAAGAATTGGCAAGTCTTTTCAGAGATGTTTCTTTTCTGCAGCCGTTCGGCTGAGCCTTTGTAGTGGACATCGGTAGTCATTTTATGAGAGTGAACTTCACCTTCTACAGGTGTGTACGTGTGGCACACGAAACAGAACTTGTGACCATCAGAGTAAACTGAGTTAGCATCTGATGAGCCACAATTGTCACATGCTTCGTGAGCAATGAATTCTGATTCGGTCATTAGACCAACCATTCAATTGGTATATCGTGGAACGCACACCAAGGGATGTTATGTTTATCACACCACATAGCATACGTTGTTTTTGACTTCTTTGTTATCTTATTGAAAGGACTCTGGAAGACCATACGTATGTCCATGTCTGGATTTTGTTCGCATACATTTTTGATCTTCCTTCTGTCCTCACTATCCCAGTATCCTTTACATTCTAGTATAATTCCGTTGGGTAAGATAAAGTCTGGGTTATAGTTATGGGAGATTGTGTAAGCAAGCTTGACACTTTCATATTCATATGTGACCCCTAAGTTTATTAATAAATCAGCGACCTTCTCTTCTAACTTTGACCGATACTTAGAAGTCTTCTTCTTCGGTCGTGTCATCTGTAGTAGTAGTAACGTTCGGATCGCTTGTTTTAAAGCCTGAGGTTTTTCCGAATAGTTCAGCGACTTCGTTCGCATCTAAATCTCCTGTATCAACGCCAGCTTGTCCGTTTACTGAGACAACCTGTACACCAACCAACTTAAGAGAACTACCATAGGTAACTCCATCCCTGAGAATGTAAGGTTTTTGGTAGAAGCCCAGTTTAACAGTTGATCCACCGTATAATGGAGTCTTCGCATCGTTTAAAATTGTCCCCTCTGTATCGACAACAGGTGGACGGTTCTCTTCGTTCCATGAGAACTTGAGTTTGTACTTACCGTCAGAGACCTCTTCCCATGGCGTTGGCTTGAGTGTAGATCTCTTGGGGTTCTTGAGTTTTGATTCAGCCCACTTGAGTTGTTCATTTCTCTCTTCTTCTAGTGTGTTAACGATACTGTCGTCAACAACTGCTGAGAGTGAGTAGCCAAACTTACTTGGTGCAAGTATAGCTTGGAACCCATCAAGGGTAACAGGTTTGTCAGTTTTGTGAATAGTTCGTGCCATTTAGCAGAAAAAATAAGTTGAATCGATCACAGTCTCTGGTTCGAGATTACCTATGATCGGTGGTTCAGTCTCCGCTCCTATTTGACGAGCGAAGTCCGTAAGGTAGTCATGCTTAGCAAAGAGTTTCATATAAGTCTCTCTAACTAAAGCTGACAATAAAGACATATCAGTAGCTCTACACAGTACGCTATCATGTATTAAAGCAATTGGATTATCAAAACGTTCAACAGCTAGATGAAGTAAGGAAGCATCAAGTGAGTGGATCAGATTAGGTGCAGTAGCTGCCTTGTGTCTGTTCTTGTCTACCTTTTCTTTATCTTCTGTAGCTACGTGAACTATACATCTACCTAGTAGTTGTAACTCTAACTTCTCTACATTCTTCTTCATTATCTTTTGAGTGACAATGAATCCTGATGGTGTTTTCCAAGTTAACTTATCGACACCACGTTTTAATGCATTAGATACTTCTTTCTCTATCCAATTCATAACTGCTAAGGCACCCGGAACTACAATCTTCATTGCATTTCTAACTGCTATAACAGTTTGAGTTAAGTCTTCATTACTAATCTCTACACCTTTCTCTTTAAGAGCGTCTCTAATGTACGAACGGTTTGAGAATGGTTTAGCATTGTAAGGTATAGTCATGACGGTTCTTTTGACCACCTTCCTATCCATGACCTTGCGAATAGATTCAGGACATTCAGCCCTTGCGTGTACAGCCACGACACGATATGCGTCTTGTGGTCTTTCAGACGGTAGCACATTGACGAGTTGTGCTGTCGATTTATCTCTCGCTAAACCAGCGAGGATCTGGAGACCACTACAGGTGGCATCACATGCTACATATAATCCTGTAGTTTGTCTAGTGTTGGTAATAACACAGTTATAATACTCATCACAAGCAGCTAAGAACTGCCATGGTTCTTCTGCACCTTCCCATTCCGATACATTTCTATATGGATCTTGAGCGATGCGACTTATGAGAGTGATGTTTTCTTTAGTCCATTGTAATCTCTCAACCATTGTAGCTTTATCAAGACCGTATGTTGTAGCTACTTGAAATGCTAACCAGTCTTCAGCCTCAGGTGTCATTGGTGCTTCATCAGCGAAGCGAATAAGTGACTTACCAAAGTCCGTGTCTTGTGGTGTGAGAAATGCAGGGATAGGGTATGCCCTTCCTCTATAGTCAAAGCTCCAAGGTATAAACCAACGAGAGTGCCATCTAAAACGCCTAGCAGCGTCCATGGTCATCCTTGTTCTACATGAACGTCTAAATGCATTAGCGTTCTTGTTCATCACTTCTGCAGCCGCTCTACGGTATGCTTGACGTGAGTCCTCGTTCTCTGCTATATCGATTGGTTTAGGTGGTAGCGGTAGATCTAGTATAGGTATGAACTTACCTACACTTCTACCTTTACACTCTAACCATTCAGCTACGTTAAAGGTGAATAGATTAATCTTGAATCCAACCTTCTGTATCTTGTTGAGAAACTTGTAAGGGTTTTCTCCCTGTATAGGGATGGGATCGCCACGCCTTACCATCTGATGACCTTTCATTACCTCATTAAGTATGTAGCCACCTGCGTTCTCAGGTGTCCAGTCATTCGGCTCAATGAGCATTGGCCATGCTAGTGGTGCAAACATTTCACAGTCTTTAACAACCTGATCCTTGATCTCTAAAAACTCAGGTGTTGGTAGTACATAGTGTACTGTTTTTCTACCTTCCCTTTGTAAGTCTTTATAGAACCAATTACTTACAGTCATTATACAATCTAACAACCAGCCTCCTAATTTAACTCTGTTATTAGGTGTCCATGTCTTCCATTGATCCACATTGTAACGATTCATTAAGGTTTGTATCACTACAATCTTCTGTTTAGTTCCTATTGATCTATGCCAGTAGTTCTTCTTAAGAGTTTGTAACAATCCCGGTGCTTTATTCTCATAGTGTCTCATTTGCAACTCATCTTCTATAGCTCTACCAATTGATTCACATATTGTAGCCAGTTGATTGCTGCCTTTCTTAGTTGTAAATACTTTATCGAATGTAATCTTAAGAGCTATGGTTGCTGCTGCTAATGGTTCTAATGGTTCTAAGTATTTGTTTATCTCTTTGAATGCTCGTCCAGTCTTACCCTCTTTAATTCTATTATTGGTGTCCTCGATCTTCTTGATAACCAAAGGTAAAAGGGTATCAATAGAAGTAATTCCGTAT